CTTGGAGTGAATACAACACTAGCAGTTCCTCTAGCAACACCAATTGATGCTCCATTTCCAGAGACATAATTGGTGCCATCATAAGTAGTCTGAACGATATAATCTGTTCTTGCTGAGTATGCTGTTGGGAATGTCAGAGTGAGTTCATAATCAGTTCCAACACCCCCTGGTTGTGCTGTAGATACTGTATATCCAGCAGTTCCAGCCCATGTTACAGAATTAGTTCCAGACCATGTAATACATCCAACAGCAACAGGAACATTAGGTTGTGCCAGTGGTGGTGATGCGTCAACCCACTGATCACTATCAGTATCATTATAGTAGATCTTGAGGCGTCCCTTATCACTCTCCCACCAGAGATCGCCAGCAGTAGCAGAACCAGGAGCAGTATCAGAGATAGTTACATTGGCACCGCCACCTCCAGAAGCAGGAGCAGAATTTACCCACCCACTACCATTATATGTTAGAACCTCACCATTGGATGGAGATGTAATAGTTACATCAGAAACATCATTGAGTGCTACTGATGTTAGGTATCCCTGAGTGCTGTGATCACCCCAACCATATGCCGTATCCCAATTAGAAATCTTAGCAGCAGTGACACCAGCAGCATCACCAAGAGAGGTTAGATAACCTACTGTAGCATGATTACCCCACCCATATGCTGTATTCCAATTAGCAATGTTAGTTCCTGTAATTCCACCAGCAGGTGATGCCGTAAATACAGGATCCGTCTCAGTGTATGAAGTGAGATAATTAGGAGTCCAGTTCTCCCACCTAGCATTAGCAACACTATACCTGAGTAGTTGTGCGTCCTGAAGAGTTGCTAATGTGACATCAGTATGACCAGCAATAGATCCAAGCGAACTTAGATACCCAGCAGTGCTGTGATCTCCCCAACCATACGCTAAGTTCCAATTAGTAATATTCTGAGCGAGAATATTATTAGCAGGAGATGCGGTAAAGACAGGATCAGTTTCCGATGAAGTAAACTGGAATCTACCCAGAACCTTCCAGGTTGTTCCATCCCATGTCCAGGTTACGCCGCCAAACGTATATGTATCATTAATATTTGGCGACGCAGGAAAATCTAATGCCATTTTTAGACGCTACTACTCTTCTGATGTATTTAGTTATCTGTTGTAGTAACCTCTTGGGAAGAGTAATCCAAAGTATGGTCTCCTACCTCTAAGGAATCCACGCTCAGATCTTCTACGCTCACGAGGAGAAGAACCTTTGTCTAGATTCTCAATGTCATAATTCTGTGGTGTATTTGGAGGACCAGCAACTCTATCTGTGCTAGAAAAGTCTGGTGTAATGACCGCAGTAGCAGTATTAGGAACCAATTTAGTTTTGTTGAACCCAGACACTACTGTGTCTGGGGTTTCGGATAGTGTTATGTTTGCCATCAGGTTGTACGAGCGAGGAATAGCATACCAATAGAACTATTATTATCTACATTATCAAGACCATTTTGACTGGTTTGATATCCAGCTAGGATAACCTCATACACTTCAGAAGGACTGACTGTTACAGTGTCTCCTGGTCTGAATACAGTTGCTCCTGGTGTAGTAGAGAACTGAAGCATGACAAAATCATCAGGTAGATAATAAGGGCATGGAACCATGTTATGTGCGATAGGAATACCTTTGATTGGTTTGTAATAATCAGCATTGGCATCTACCGCATAAGTACCATTCCTATCATAAGTGCTGTTCCTATAGTAAGTCATAATCTCGCTGTTCTGGTTCTCATCATTTTCGGTGTCAATGTTACAAATATATCTAGAAAGTTGATAATAACCATAGCTAACATTTCTAAAATATCCATAAGCAGATTCTCTAGCACGAGAATACTGATTTACAGGTTCCTCAGTTGGTCTATCACTAGAACTACCATAATATCCTGGCATCATATATTGAAGATCAACTGCTCTAGTTGAAGTACCGTATGTGCTGATTGTTCCTAGATATACATTATCCAAATCCCAGACATTGGATCCAAAGGTAGCACCTTTGTGAATTGTAAATGCACCATATGGAACAATGTTTCCATTGATAGTCTGACAAAATTGAATAACAGCAAAGTTAGTATCTTGTGGTGCCTGTGCTCTATACACCCTGATACTCATTGGATAAGCAGTTGGTGTTGAAGTGCTAGCGATACGAATTCTTGTGAAAGATGAGTCATTAGCTCTGTTGATATAATAGATATTATTTCTTCTATCTAATCCAGGTACTCCATCAAAGTATCCATACTCTGTTGTTCCATTAGTCGATCCACTATTTGTACCATACACATTCATCCAAGACCAATGACTACCACTGTTGATATACAAATCATAGTCACCATAGTTTGATGTACCAAATCCATAATATGATGTGCCATAATTCTTAGCAGCATCATTCACAACTTTCAATACGGCGAAACGACCGTGATCACTTTTCTGATAGAAGTTAGATCCCGCACCGAAGTTTGTTACATAGAGTTGACAAACTCCATTTCTAGCATTAGTAGATGTTTCTGGAGTTCTTACACCAAAATCAATATCATCTTCTGGACTAACACCACCAATCTGATCTCCTGGAATTGTAAATGAATCACCCTCAGTCCAACCAGATCCAACGCTATTGACTGTAATACCTTCTACTTGATTATTATAAGTAGCATCTCTATAAACTCTAAGTTTTAGTTCGGACCTACCACCATTTGCTGGCACAGTATACTTCCAATAGGCATCCCATCCGTTATTATTAGAAGCTCTTGGTTCCATAATAACCTCACCCTTCATACTAGCGTGTGTATTGCTAGCATAGATGTACTTATAGATTCCATAATTATCAGTGAGAGATCTGTATGCTAATGGGATCTCGCTATCAGGAACACTTCTCTCATCTTCTGTTTGATGCCAATAATATGTGAGCCATGACAATGTACCCGAAGTAATATTACTAGTGGTAGCAGTATTAGCACTACTAGTGGCATAAGAAGATCTAAAACTGCTATTGTTTAGAAGTTTAGTAGCATCATAGTCATCAGTACCACCACAAAGACTGAAATTACCACCACTCTGATCATCTACATTGACATTGAGACGATCACCTGTGTAGATATACATCGGGGCATTATCATATTCGGCATCATCAAGTTGTCTAAATCCATAAATTGTGCTTGACTTAGCAGCATAGTTTGAATCACTATATCCACCATAATTTAGTGTAATTTCTGTTCCATTAGCAGCATCTGTAGCGTTTGCTGCTACCTTGATAGCATATTCGTCTACTACGATAGCATAATAAACAGTATCTAATGTAAGACCAGCAACATTTTGAGACTCTACTGTTCCACCAGGAGCCCAATGAATAGCATCTCCAGTGCTTAGTCGATGCGGAGCATAAAATAAAAATTGATTGGGACGGGTTTCATCTGTGCTATTGTAAACTCTATACCAGTAAGAGAAATATTTTCTCAACACCCTATAAGCAGATGTTCCTTGACTGATGGCATCATAATAGACTTCCGAGTACCCAAGGTTTCCACGATCTCTAGCAGCAGTTTCCCACCCACTACCAAAATTTCTAGAACCTGTTGGAGAAATAGCAGATACAGGAACTCCAGTTGTAGCGGTGCCGCCATGAAATCCTAGGTTAGCGAATACAGTTTCTAACGCATCGAGGACATCCGATTGAGTCCAACCAGTGTTGCCGTTATTGACATCAACGACTGATCTTAGAATTGCCATCTTTATTATTCTCCTATCTGTAGTGCTGTTAGAGTGACTGTGATTGTGGTTGCTGCGCCACTTCTATTAGTGACTGCTAGATAAATGGTGTCCGTTCTTGGACTGTCATTATTGAATCCCATGATACCAGGGGAGATTAGGATTGATTCTGCTCCAGACGTTCTCACTTCAGAAATAACACCGCTGCCTGGTGTAGGATCTTCTCCTTCACTTCTTGTAGCATCAGCATCTCTTGACGCATCATCTACATAGACTCGCACCCATGCCTCAGCATCGGTAGTAATCTTGAATAACGAATAAGCTTTGTAACCTGTAATATTTAGTTCTGCGGTTGCGTCAGCAGCAAGAGATGCTGTAGTTCCAGAAAGATCTTGAATCTGAGGAACAGTAGATCCACCAGTGGCAGTTAGAACACCGTTGCCATCAATAGAAAGACCAGAACCAACTTTGATACCACCAAGGGTAGTAGCATCTGCTGTTGGTAGTGTATATGATCCAGGGTTAG